GTGAAACCTGTAAATTTAACGATTACACTTTCTTGAGAAGTACCTGTTAAGCCGCTCATAGCAACTGTAGACGTAGCACCGTTAGAGAAAGTTACAACAGACGCACCATTTAAGGTTACTGCTGAATATTGTCCTTTTGAATAATCAAAAAGTCCTGTGTCTGGATCGTTACCGTCTCCATTATCATTCTCATAGAATCTGTCATAAAGGTTTGTACCAGTATATCCAGTTTGTGGATCTGTGTTTGTATCAGGGAAACCATAAGGATGGTAATGTGAGTTACCAGCTCCTCTTTCCTGAATTTTAGGAATGAAGAAGAATAATTTACCGATTGGTAAGTTCATAGCTTGTACAGACACGATGTCGTTAGCTAATAATTTAGAGAATACACGACGAATGATAGGGAATACCACTGTCTCAAAAGAACCAGATGAATCAGCTACAGCTGCTTCATTGATTAAGTGTGACGCTTGGTTTTCATATAATTGCGCGATGTTATCTTTTTGGTGACCTTCTAGACCTTCTAAGAATCCTAGTTCGTCCCATTTTTTGATGGTATCTTCTTTGATCACACGTAAGTGTTTAAGACCAATGTTTCCTACCATACCTGATTCTAATAATGCTCCCATTTTAAAATTGTATTTTTGTTTTTAGTTTATTTTATTTTACTCATCAAATCTTTCATTCTTTTAAATTGAGGATTTTCGTAAGCCTTAGCTTCAGATAATACCTCAGTTGAAGAACTTGATGGAGTGTTAGAGATTTTAGTCGCTACTGATTCAGTTACTGTTGTTTTATTACTTAATTCAGATGCGATTGAACTATATAAGCCCTTAGACTCATTTAGTGTAGAAACTGTATCAAATCTCTTTAATATATTCAATTTCTCTTGTTTTGTAGTTGAGTGTTCAGTGAACAAACGTGTAGCGTAAGCTAAGTTTGCGTTGAATACAGCAACTTCGTTTAGTTTATCTTTGAATAATACTAACGCCTTTTTATATTCAGCATTTTGTTTTTTCAAAGTTTCAACTTCTTCATTGATAGACCCAGAACCTGCTTTATACATCGTTTTAGATTTTAAACCAGCTCTATTTTGTCCACCTTTATCTCCGTGTATGTTAGATTTAGTTCTTCTAGCCTCAGTGAATTCTTCTTCAGCCATTTCTTCTTCACCTACTTCAACCTCTTCTTTAGGTTCAACTTTTTTAGCAGATTTTAAACCAGGAAGAGCTTCCTCTTTTGGTTCTACTTTTTTAGCTGACTTAAGACCAGGTAAAGCTTCTTCATTAACTTTATCTTCAAACGGAGCATCTTCATCTTCATCTAACTCGATTTCATATAAAGATTCTTCCTCCATAGGTGATTCTTCTTCCATGTATGATTCCTCATCCATAGGTGATTCCTCTTCCATAGACGTTTCTTCACCGTCATCATCAAGTTTGATGATATATTCGTTATCACCATCGTTAACTTCGAGTTTGTTTCCGTCTTTTTTAACTACTATACCATCTTCTGGTTTCATAGCTTTGAATACTTTAAGAACTTCATCGTCTGAAGCACCTGTCATATCCATAACGTCGTCGTCTTCACTACCTTCTTCTGATTCAGGAGATTCGTCACCAAATCCACCGAAAGATGGTTCAGCTTCTTCATCACCTTCTTCAGAATCCATAGATTCGTCGTCAGTTGTCTCGTCGTTGTTATCAAGGTTGTCTACATTTTCATCGTCAGAAGTTTCAGCATCTGCTGTTTCTTCTTCGCCTGACATATCGTCTTTTTCCTTTTCTTCAGGTTCAGTACCTTCTTCGTCAGAAGTTACGTCTTCCTCATCTTCTAATGATTCTTTAAGCAAGTCGCTTAGTTCTTGTTTCATTGTTGAAGCAAGTATACCTTTTGCGTTGTGCTTAACTGCTTCTTCAAGTGTATTAATTTGAAGTAACGCTTGTTCTAAAATTGATTTTTCGCTCATTTGGAAAATTTTGTTTTTATTACCTTATAAATAGTAGTGAAAATGGAAAAATTCACCATTTCAATATTATAATCGGTATTTTATTTATTATTTAGATAAAAAAGTATCTAGTTTACCCATTAATTTCTTCATTCTGTCGTCAATTACGGGTTTTTCTTGTTCGATAGATTCTTGGTATTGGTCTCTATCAGATGGGTCACTAAACACATAAGCACCAGGAGTAGATGGTGATGATACTAAATCAAAACAAACCAATTCAAAATCCTCTTGTACTACGTTTTCTCCCTTAACTTGTTTAAGAGAACCAACACCGCGTGAAGAGATACCAAGAGTTGCTCCGTTCATTATTAACATAGCAGCTTGGTCACCTTTAGTAGAAACAATACCCATTTTCTTCCAACCAGGAGAAGTGAATAATTTGATTTTACCCATTAACATCTTACCATCCCACCATGTTTCAAGAATAGAGTGTGAAACTCTATCTAAATCAATTAGTGATGATGAAGGGTGGTTTAATTCATTTAAGGCACCACCTTTTCTAATAACATTTTGATATTTTTCGTTTTCTCTCTTAAGAATTAATTCGGGATATATTCTACCGTTCTTATTTGGAGTGTCGTATTTTTGTAAAACAGCATAAAGGATAAGGTCTTTAGAAAAGTCCATATCCTTCATTTCCTGTATGATTTGCTTATTATCGTCTGGAGATACATGACCAGCGTCGTATTCAATTAAAATTCCACGTCCGGTCTCTTTGGGTCCTAATACCTTCATTTATAGTTTTTATTACTATAAATACATCAATATATAAGTTATTTCTTGCTTTTGTAAAAATTGAATAACTTTTTGTCAGATAAACCACTATCGACAATTGTTTCAATCAAATCTTTTATTATTGATTTGACTTCTTTTGATTTAACATCAAATTGTTTGTCGACGTATAATGTAATTTCTAAATTCATAAAAGACCTTTTTTCTAACTTAATTCCTTTTGTTCTTATATCTAAATCAACTATAGATTGTTGTTTAAAGTAGGAAGTTTTTAAATTGTAAATTATTTCTTTTATCTTTCTTCTTGATTTATGTATGGTAGAATTAAAATCCTCCGTTTCATTTTCGGGCTGAACCCAAGAATTAAGTTTCAAATATATAGTTTTAAGATTTTTAAAATCTACGGTACCATAACCCATTTTTACATCGTTGTACGTTCCTAAAGGAATATACTTACCAATTTTCATTAATTTTTCATATTATTTTTATTTTATGGTGTTTTATAAAAAATAAAGAAAAAAAATTAGAATTCCAAAAATATTTTAGTATATTTGTAATATATTTATTTATATATGATTATAATTGATTTATCAAAAGAAAAAACAATTGAGAGTGCTTTAAGAACTTATAAAAGTAAAGTTCAGAAAACAAAGCAAATTCAGAAATTAAGGGAAAGACAACAATTTGTAAAACCCTCCGTAAAAAAGCGTGGTGAAAGATTAAAAGCTATTTATGTAGAACAAAAAAGAAATGGACTTAGTTAAGTCCATTTTTTAATTCATTTAATCTGTAGTAGTTGTATCTCGACGGGAACATTTGAGTTACCTCATCCTTTACCGCCTTTAATTTATTGGACAAATCCGTTTCTTTAGATTCACTTATAAGTGTTGATACTTTATTAATTATAGATTCTTGTAATTCACCAGTTTTTATGATTAAATCTTCATAAGGTATAGATAGAATATTTTTTAATTCTTCTTTTTGTGATTCTGATAATGTGTTAGAATATAATACGTTAAAATTGTTTGCTAAAACAGCATTTAATAATGTTTCGTTAGGTACTAAAGTAGTTTCTTTTGATTCTGTAATTTCTTTTTTAGTTGTTAAATGTTCTACTAATTTCTTTTTAGCTATAACTTTCTTTTCAATATTTGATAATGAATCTTTTTCAGATAACATATCTAAAGACTCATATAATTCGTTAGTGTTAATTTCAATATCACCTAATTTATTATTTAAAGATTCACAAAACATATTAAACTTGTTAATATTTCCTATTGGTTCACCAAAATATGAACTTAAACCTTCAACATATAATTTTGCGGTTTCTTTATCTTCAATAAATTTATTTTCAATTTCTTCGTAAAACAAATACATCTCTTTAAAATGTTTGTCTTCTTTAATTGTTGTTAAAATATCTTTAATTTCCGCTTTGTTTTCATTAGCGTAGGATTCCGTTAACTTATTTAATAATTTACTTTTTATTACTCCAAATTTTTTCATTTTCTTAATCGTTTAAAATATCTTTTAATTTTAGTTCCATTTCATAAATACTATCTTGTGCTTTTTTCATATCAACAACATTAGCAAAATCTATAACATCTTCATCAAGAATTTCAGATAAATTTCTTTTTTTCTTTTTAGATTCACTTAATGGACCTTCTCCTCCCGCTTCACCACCCGCTGGCGGCGGTGCTGGTACCGAACCTCCACCTCCCATCCCACCCATTGCTCCACCTTCGGTTCCCGCATTAAGTGCTCCCGACGCTTCAAGTTTTTCTCTTTCTTCTTCAGGAATACCATACTTTGAGTCCACTTCATCAAATACTCCTGAACGTTTAATAATATTAGGTGTTGCCGTTAATTCAGCACCAATACCTCTTTCAAGACGTTGTTGTTGTAAATCCAATAACACTTCATTATCACTAAATCCAAGGATATTCTTTTTAGCCCATGTATGTGATACAGGAAGAATACCAACTTGAGATTGGTCAGATGTTGCGTCTTTATAAAGTGTGATTTTTTCTTTCCACATTTCAATCTTTAATAAATCAGATTGAGATGATGGGTTAGTTAAGGATAATGTAAAGTTATTCAATTCATCTTCCATACCTAAAAGGTATAAATGAATTAAGGCAACTTTATTTAATTCTTGTATTAATGATTTTTGAATCTTATTAATTGTTCTTGCGAAACGAATATCCATTAAGGCAAGATTCTTACCATCACCAACAACTTCTTCAAAACCTAAAAATGCTTTAGGTATACGAAGTGCCGCTAACATTTTCTTTTGAATATATTCAATATCCGCAATCTCACCAAGATTTTGTGCTCCGGGTAATGTTTCAATTGGCATTGTTTGACCTGGATCACGAACAGGTACAAAATAATCTTGGTCAACCGCCATTTGATTATATCTCATATCCACCTGACCATTTGTTGGGTCCGATATTGGTTGCCTCTTAAATTTATTTGCTACTTTTTGTACGTATGGTTCGATATCTTTATCATCCATATTACCTACGAATATTTTGAATACACGTCTTTCAGGTGCTCTTGAAGTTCTATAGATTAACATAGCATCTTCAGCCAGTAAAAGTTGTTTCCAAATTCTTCTAATCTTATCTAACATAGAAGTACCGTAAGGTAACTTTCTATCATCACCTAATAATCTAAAGTGGGCAACTTCCCATGCTTGGAATTCCAAATCTTTATTCTTCCATTGAAAACGTAACTCTCTTGTTGGAACTTTAGTATCTCTTTGGTTCATCACTTTAGATGACGCGCCTTCCATTCTTTCAATTTCAATATTTGGTAATTGTTGACACCCAACAATTCCCTTTTCTTGGTCTAATTTAAGATAAACAAAATCATCACCGTATTTACACAAACCACGAGCCCACATTTGTAGGTTAGTGTTGATGTCTAACTTATGATGAAACAATTCTGTTAATATTTTTACTATTCTATCCGATTCAGAATATATTGTTAAGATTTCTCCTTTCTCGGACATGGTTGTTGATTCTTCTGCGTATATATCTAACGCTGCTGAAATTTCAGGAGTAAACTCCATAGATTCATAATCATAATATGCCGCTAATCTGTTGGGTTCGTAGTATACTGATTGATTGTAAAGTGATTGGTCTAGTTTAGCCCATTTATCAGCAATAAACTGACTTTGTTGAGCCTGTAATTTGGCCTTTTCATATTCTTCTCTACTATCTGTTTTTAATAATTCATCTTTGTTAAAATTAAAAGAAGGAGCCTTACCCTGTTGTACTTGGCCAGGAAAGCCGAACATTCTAGTTAATTTCTGAAAGACAGTTGGATTTTGTGCCATGTATATAAATACTTTTCTTTATAATATAAACTAAAAAATTAGTATTTCAAAGGTTATTTACTCCTCCCAAATAACCAATTATATTGTTTATAAGCCTCTTTAGGTATGTTAGTTGGGTTGTCTTTATGATATATTAAATTATTATCAATACCCATTGAACCTATTTGGTCAAAAGATGTACCATATGAGTACAATGTTTTTTCAGGTTCATAAGTTCTTTCAGACAATGCCCATGATTCAATCATTGCTTTATTTTTTGAATCATTTCTTTGTAATTGATTGAAACATATATCTCCAGCGTAAAGAGCCATTGACATACTCATAATTGAATCATCATGAGCACCCTTCATGTGGTCGGGTCTTCCATTCATATAAACAAACGTATTAAGTTCATTTAATAATCTACTTGATCTAACCAAAAAGTCTTTTCTTAATTGTTCTTCAAATGCCGCAACAATTTGAGTTCTTTTATTGTTAAAATTTAAACCTGGAATTTTCTCCATTGCTTTTTTATTATACTCCCAAATGTTTTGAGTATTAACTCCATCTATATATAAATTTTTATAATTTAACTCTTGTAATTTTCTTGATGTTGCTACTCCCATACCACCAGTAATATCAATAACAATAAACGCGTCATATAATATTCCCCATTTGTAAGCAATATTAGCCAAATCGTCTGGTGGTATCTTACCTATGTACTCTACAACTTGTTCTCTATCATCAAAATCAACAATGTTAATTGATGAATAATCCTCACTGTCACCTCTACTAACATCCACACCCATAATGTAACGATGTCCTTGTATTGGTTCCTTCCATTGCCAAAAAGTACCTTGCATGTATTTTTCTTTAGGAACCCTTATGTGATTTTTAGCAATGTGGTCTTGAATATCACTAGGTATAACACCATCTCCTGAACCTAAAAAGTCACACTCCAACTCCTGAGCAATCTTACGTCTATCATATTTGAATTTTTTAGACATAGATTCAAACCAAGAAGAAAATGGTTTATACCCATCGTCTAAAAGTTGATTGTAATCTTTTAGTTCAAAATCGTATTTTACTACCTCATCATCATTATATTGTTCTCTATTCAACATATAATGACAAATATCTTGACATTTAATCCAACGTAAATCTTTGGTATAACGAGGGTCTTTAAACCATCTTAAATCTGTAATATGGAAATCATTGATTCCACGTAATGCTTGATCATAAACACCATAATATATAGGGTCAAAACCATTTGGGGTGGAGATTAGAATAATCTTACCACCTGTTGACAATGACGCCATAGATGCCGCCCAAAAATCATCTCCCGCTTCAATGTATGCGGCCTCATCAAAAACAAGTATTGTAGGTGTATAACCACGTAAGGCATCGGGTGACGTTGCTACAGCTTTAACCTCACAACCATTATTTAATCTAAATCTACTCTCTGAATTTTTATCGGGTGAAAACCCAACATTAATCCAATCAGGCCATTGTTCTATAAAATGTCTAACTTTATTGGCCATCTCCACCGCAGTATCACGTTTGTTAGCGATAAGTAAAACCCTTTCAGGATTATCCGGTTTGGCTAATTGTAATTTTTTAGACAACCATGCTGCGGTTACCGTAGTAACTCCGGCTTGTCTATATTTTCTTGTGATATTTTCATTATAATCCTCGTAATCCTGAATCAATTGAATTTGGTCCTCAAACAAGTCCATTGGGACATATTTCTTCTGTGTATTGTCAAATGTTTGAAGGTATGTTCTAAAGGCGTAAGGAGTATCTTTCATAATCCTCGCCAATTCTTTTAATTGCTCTATTTTTGAATTCATATATATAAATACAAAAAAAAGGGAGTTTAACTCCCTTTTGTATTATCTTAAGACTGGTTCACCTCCATCGTCTTCATCTTCGTCGTCGTAACCATCAGGTAAATCAATACCTAAATTATTTAAAAATCCTTTTAATTCGTCGTCGTTTTCATTATCGGTAAGATTATCCAAATCATCCATAAAGACATCATCTTCAATAGGTTCGTCATTAAATGTTTTATAAATGTTACCCATTAATTCATCCAATAATCTTTTACCATTTTGAGATTGTGATACCACTTCCTTCATGAATACTAAAAACTTTTTAGCGGGAAGTTTAATAATTTCAACAAACAAATAGTTTTGTAATTCAACTTTATTTTCGTCTGTTAAAATATCATCAGGGAATTGTGAACGAACTCTATCCCAAATAGCCGGTCCTAATCTTAAATCCCAAACTTCTTTTTCTAAAGTATCTTCCAATTCAGAAACACGTTGATTTAATTCTTCATCTTCAGAATCTCCTTGGTATGAAAATACTTCCATTATACCTTTAATAATTTCATGAACACAAATTGGGAAATTCACCGCTCTTACTTTAATTGTTGGAGGGTTGGTATTTCTATCTGTTTCTTCTTTACCACCAATTCCACCACCACCCATCATTCCTTGCATCATTTGGTCACTTAATTGCCAATATAACGTATCGTTGATTGACATTAATAAACCATAATCATTTAATAGGGTGTCTGAACCTGTTATTTGTCTAATTCTATCGGGAACTAAATGGTACATATAATGTCCTTTTTTAGAAGCACCTTGCATCATAGCATTGATAAATCTTCTTTTAGCTCTTTCTAAATTTAATTGTTCTAAATCGTTATACAATTCAACTTCAAGTTCGGTGTTTTCTATTTCAGGAGCACCCATTTGAGGTTCATCTTGATTTTGTTCTCTATTAAAATTATCAGTATTAATTTCACCCATACCAACTATTTTAACATCAAATTGAAAAGCACCTTCAGGTATACCCATTTCTTTTGTTACCAATTCAACAGCCAATTGTTCCAATTCTTCTCTATGATTTCTTTCGGCCGCAACAATATTGTTATGAGCAGACATCATAGATTGAACCAAAGGTCCAATATTAGAATCTGCGTTCATAGGTCTATTATTACCTGTGTATTGTCTAACTTTTTGAACTACTTGTCTATATCTTTCAGACGCTAAAACTTCTTGGAAATTCTTGTTTGGTTCTTCACCTGTTGTGGGTAAAGGTAATTTCTTTAATGGAGTTTCTCCACTTGCCAATTTTCCCGTTACATCATCATGTGGTCTATCGGGTGTATCATAATCCATTGCCATTTCATTAATGTTTTCTTGGATTAAAGATAGTAAATTTTTTTTAGAAAACTTCATTTTACTTTATTTATTTTCCGCTAAAGCCTTAGGGTTATGATTTGGTCCTGGTTTTGGAGTGTATGGTGTCGATGGTTTCGTACCTGGCTTTGTACCTGGTTTAGTCGTTGGTTTTGGTTTTGTTGGTGCAGTAGCAGGACCTGAAGATGTTATTGCGTCGTAAGACATAAACTCAGGAATACCGTTGTGACCTTGATTAACCTTAGGTCCAAATTTATGTGTCATTGTTTCAGACTCATTTAATTTAGTTTGAATAAGTTCCATAATTTCGTTTTTAGATGTAAAACTATGATATAAATTGCTTTCAGCCAAATTATTTACCCACTCTTTAACTTCTTTCTTTTGACCTTTTAATATTTTGAAATCCTCAGCATCAATTTTACCGTTGTGGTTTTTATCAATATTTTTTTGTTTTCCTTTTAACTCCTCACCTAAATGGCTGTCATCACATGAACATTTAGACATTTCTTTATCACAATGTTGACATTTTTTAGGAGAACTTGATTTAGAACTTTCTAACGATAAACCCATGTCACCTTCTTTTACTTCTTCTTTTTTACACTTACATTTTAAATTTGGTTTACCACATTCTTTACAGACCTTCATACCTTCTTTATTCTTTTCTAACCAAGCTTTTGCCTCATCTTTTCTTTTATCGTGATTATCACCTTCTTTTACGTCATATTTTTTACCATCAACATCAAATGAATCTTTGTGTTGTGATTTAGCTTTAGCCAATTCGCCACTAAATTTATTACCTTCTTTAGTTTCTTTTGGGGTTTGTTGTTTTTCTTTATTTAAAATTTTGAAATCCTCAGCATCAATTTTACCGTTGTGGTTTTTATCAATATTTTTTTGTTTTCCTTTTAACTTTTCACTAACCTGACCTTCACTTTCATATGTAACAAAAGTTTGTTTACCCTGTTGTGCTTTAATAACTTGATCTTTTTTATCTTTTGGAATGTTCAATGTTGGAGATTGTTCTCCCAACATTCTTTGAGCCAATTGACCAATTTGTTTGTCAGTTAATTTAGATAAAGTTGTTTCAGATAAACCTTCTTTAATAAGTTTCTCAACAATTATATTTCTTTTCATATATTTTTGATTT